TTAAAGTTCGTTATACTGAACCTAATGGCGAAGTTGTAACAAGAAAGTTTACAGGCATGGCTGCTCGTTGCTTCTTACATGAACTAGACCATATGAACGGAACTAAGTATATTGACCGAGCATCTTTCGTCCAGAAAGAACTCGCATTTAAACGCCAAAAGAAACTGGCAAAATTGAAGAGGATATTAAAATGAATGTAGAAGTTGTAAAATTGATTACAGGCGAAGAATTGATTTCTGACGTCGAACATACTAAGTCTGGTGTGATTTGTAAAAACGCTATGCTGGTTGCAGTGCAAGATGGAAGACTGGTGTTTATTCCATACATGCAGTACACCTCTGCTGCTAAATTGCTAACACTGAAGTCTAAAGACATCATGTTCGTGGTAACACCAGTAGATACGATTATTACTGATTATGAAAACGCCACTGCAGAAATTACGAAGCCACGCAAGAGCATCGTATCGTCGGTGCCGTGATGGAAGTCAAACTAATTAAGCTGATTACAGGCGAGGATATTATCGCTGAGTGCGAGTACGAAGGACGCTGGGATGAGCATGTTACAGCGCACGATCCTTTCACTTTGGCTATGCATCCAGAGAAGGGTTTGGTACTTATGAAGTTCTCTCCTTATGCTAAGACAGAGAAAGTGCAGTTCAAAGCAGAAACTATTCTATGTGTTCTAGATCCGCAAGAACCACTAGTCAATCACTATAAAGAATTGACTGGTAAGATTATCACACCAAAACAAGGAATCATTGTATAATGGAAATCAAAGTAGAAATTGAAGAGCTTCGCAAACGCAAGCTATTTGTTGCAACGCCAATGTATGGTGGGCAATGTCACGGTACTTACTGCCGTTCTATCGCTGACTTGACTGCTATGTGCGTCAAGTATGGTATTGAAATGCGAGTTTATTACTTGTTCAACGAATCGTTGATTACTCGCGCTCGCAACTACTGCGTTGATGAGTTCCTGCGCAGTGACTCAACTCACCTAATGTTCATCGACTCAGACATCGGCTTTAATCCTAACGACGTTCTGTCGTTGCTTGCGCTACAAGATGATGAATCTCCGTATGACATCATCGGTGGTCCATATCCTAAGAAATGTATTGCTTGGGAAAAGATTAAGCAAGCTGTTGACAAGGGTGTCGCCGACGATAATCCGAACAACCTTGAGAAGTATGTTGGTGACTTTGTATTCAACCCAATCGTTGATGCAGGTCAAACTGAAATTCGTCTTGACAAGCCAGCTAAAGTTCTTGAAATCGGAACTGGCTTCATGATGATTAAGCGCAAAGTATTTGATGAATACAAAGCTGCATATCCTGAGTATAGCTACAAGCCTGACCATGTTCGCACTGCCGCATTCGACGGCTCGCGTGAAATCCATGCTTACTTCGACTGCATTATCGATCCAGTGTCGAAGCGTTATCTGTCAGAAGACTACATGTTCTGCCAGAATGTAATTAAGATGGGTGGTACTATTTGGCTGTGCCCATGGATGGAACTACAACACACTGGTTCATATACCTTTGGTGGTTCACTGTCTGCTCTTGCTTCAGTTGGTGCTTCTGCTACTGCTGACACTGGTTTAATCAAAAAGCAAAGACAAGCAGAAAACAAAAAGAAGTAATTTTACGAACAACCCCTTTTAGAGTATAATATAATGATTGAAGCTGACCGTGTAAAACTCAAGAAAGTGCTGGATGATGTATCCAACATGATGACTATGATTGCTGCTGAAAGGACAGCAATCAATGAAGCTATCAAAGAAGCATCTGACAAGTTTCAGATTGACAAAAAGATCCTTCGCAAAATTGCAAAGGTGCATCACAAACAAAACTTCAATGACGAAGTGGCTGAGAACGAGCACTTCGTCGAAGTCTATGAAGAATTGATCAAACAAGGATAATTATATTATGAAAATTAGTCAACAAACCCTTTCCATTCTAAAGAACTTCTCTACAATTAATGGAAACATCCTAGTCCGTGCAGGTTCAACCCTGTCGACTATCTCGCCACAGAAGAACATTCTAGCTTCTGCTGTGGTTTCTGAAAACTTCCCGAACACTTTTGCGATCTATGACCTCGGTCAGTTCCTTGGTGCTATCAGTTTGTTTGAAGATCCTGACTTTGAGTTTACTGACAAGTTTGTCAATATCTCTAGCGGTAAGCGTAGCATCAAGTATTGGTTCGCTGAGCCAAGCATGATTATCGCTGCACCCGAAAAGAAACTGCAACTTCCTACCGAAGAAGTTACATTTGATGCATCTGCCACTAGCATCAGCGAAGTATTGAAAGCTGCGAGCGTCCTTCAGGCTCCAGAAATCGCTGTTGTTTCTGATGGTGCAACTAACACCAAGCTGGTTGCTACCAACGTCAAGAACGATACCTCTAACGAGTATCACGTAGATGTCGGTCAAGTCAACTCTGCTAAGTTCCGTATGGTCTTCAAGTCTGAGAACCTGAAACTTATCAGCGGTGACTATAAAGTTTCTATCTCGTCGAAAGGCATGGGTAAGTTTGCCAACGAGAAAGCTGGTCTTGAATACTTCATCGCAACCGAATCGAGTTCCAAGTACGGTCAATGATTCTAAACGATCGCCCACTCATTAAGGTAATTGACGGTTTCCTTTCTAAGGAAGCCTGTCAGTCTATCATTGATGAAGCGACTCCATTGTTGGAGCCTTCTAAGATATCGGGTGGAGAATCGGGATACCGTACAAGTAAGAGTACGTGGCTGTCACATACGCACAGTCATTCTACTTTGTCATTGCTTGAAGCTGCTACTAAAATAGCAGGTGTTGGAATAGAGTATTGCGAACCGATTTCTATTATCAAATATGAGTCGGGTGAAGAATACAAGAAACACGTAGACTTCAACACTCTAGCCAACAATATTCGAGTTGCGACTGTAATTGTTTATTTGAATGATGTTTCTTCAGGAGGATTGACTTCGTTCCCAAGATTAAATTATGCAGTGAAGCCTGTTTGCGGAAGAGCGACATACTTCAGATACGATTACAAAGATGAAGAAACAAATACGAAAACACTCCACGTTGGTGAGCCACCAACTGATGGAGCAATTAAATGGATTGCCACTATATGGATTCACGAAAAACCATACAAGCGGATTATATGATGAAGGAATTATATTATGATGAAAGACGACTTCTTGTGGGTAGAGAAATATCGCCCACACAAGATTGAAGATTGTATTCTTCCTGAGAGCCTGAAAGCTACGTTCTCGGAGTTTGTAAAGCAGGGCAACATCCCTAACCTGCTATTGACTGGTTCGCAAGGAACTGGTAAGACCACAGTCGCGCGAGCAATGTGCGAAGAACTGGGTCTAGACTATATCGAAATTAACGGATCTATGAATGGCGGTATTGATACGCTGCGAACAGAGATTAAGAACTTCGCTTCTACTATCTCGTTCACAGGTACGCGCAAGATGGTCATCCTAGATGAGGCAGATTATCTCAACGCGCAATCAACTCAGCCAGCTCTCCGTAATTTTATGGAAGAGTTTAGCAAGAACTGCGGTTTCATTCTGACCTGTAACTTCAAGAACCGAATCATTGAACCGCTACACTCGCGTTGTTCAATCATCGAGTTTAAGATTCCATCGAGCCAGAAGCCGAAGCTGGCTTCTCAGTTTCACAAACGCGCATGCGGTATCCTAGAACAAGAGGGTATTGAGTTTGACAAAGCTGTCGTTGCTGAAGTTGTAACCAAGCACTTCCCTGATTGGCGTCGAGTTCTGAATGAACTACAACGCTATTCAGTCACAGGTAAAATTGACAGTGGCATTCTATCCAACCTTGGCGAAGAAAACTTCAAGGGTCTGATTGACTTGCTAAAGAACAAACGATTCAACGACATGCGTAAGTGGGTTGCTGAGAATCTTGACACCGAACCAACTGCGTTCTTCCGTAAGTTCTATGAATTGTCTTCGACCTATATGAAGCCGAACAGCATCCCGCAACTAGTTCTGTTGCTGGGTCGCTATCAATATCAGTCAGCGTTCGTCGCCGACCAAGAGATTAACACGGTCGCTTTCCTAACCGAAGTTATGGTCGATGCTGAGTGGGTGTAACATGTCAAATCCATTCGACTATACCAACAGCATAACCCAGACCAAGAAGAACCTAATACGTGATTCTGAGAACCCAGAACTAGCTGAGAAACAGTACAACGCATTCCTAACCAATCGAGGGCTATCCTACTTTCCTGACACCATCATGTATGCTAATGATATGAATATGTTGCCAGACCTAGCTGGTCTGCTCCAGTATGAGTATTTACTAAATAGTGTGCGGAAGAATAAACGATACTCGAAGTGGGCTAAAGCTAGTAAAGATGAAATTGTCATGCAACTCGCCGAATATTATGGTTGCAGTGTTCAAAAAGCAAAAGATATCTCTACAGTATTAACCACCGAGCAAGTTGACCTTATATTACAAAAATTACAAAAAGGTGGAAATACGAAATGACTTCATTAGATACTTTTATCGAAGTGAAGCTACATCAGGAAGATGATTTTCTAAAGGTAAAGGAAACATTAACCAGAGTTGGAGTAGCTTCGGAGAAAAACAAAACTCTATATCAATCCTGTCATATCTTACATAAACGTGGTAAGTATTATATCGTGCACTTCAAGGAATTGTTTGCACTAGACGGTAAGCCATCTTCGTTAGACGAAGAGGATCTTGCTCGTAGAAACACCATCGCTAATCTGTTAGCTGATTGGGGTTTGATTGAGTTGGTGAATCCAAAGATGAGCGAGGAAAACCAAGCTCCAATGAAATTCATCAAGGTAATTCCCTACAAAGAAAAGCATGAGTGGGAATTGATTAGCAAATATAAAATCGGAAAGAAGTTTTAATATGACTGACAAATTTTATAATGGAAGAAGGGGCGAAGCCTTGAGCAACTTTGAAAGCGTTGGTGTGTTTATGCACACATTCAACCAAGAAATAAAGCATGAAGCTGAGTTCCCATCGAAAGATGTCTGCAAACTAAGAGTTGATTTGATTGCAGAGGAACTTAAAGAATTGAAGGAAGCAATTCGCGACAAGGATATTGTCGAAGTTGCCGACGCACTAACTGACTTGCT